TGCATCTCTCCCGTGACCCGTTTTAGCACCAACAATTTCGTATTCCTCTGTTTGAAATTCCTTGAATTTGAGAAGATAGTTGCTCCTTTTCCCAATTTCATAAACACTTGTCATCTCACGAATCATTATACCCTCGTGCCCCTGATCAACAAACTTTCTGTGATATTTTGGAATTTCTTCCTTTTTAGAAATAAGTAAAGTTTCTACCCGAATGGGTGTCTTCTCTTTGAGTATTTTTTGTCTTTCTGCAAATGGAAGATCGGGTCTATCCGTATTAAAGTAATCAAATGCATGAAACTCCAAACTTTTTGGGTCCATTTTAAAAGCACTTGTTAATTCTTCAAATGTCATATTTGGAGCATAACATTCTCCATCTAACCACTCACCCTCATTCAATTTTTCGGAAAGATGTCCCATACCATTTACAATTTTACCCGTTCTAGAAAAACAACCACCCAAAGAAACCAAAAGACGAACACCATCCAATTTGGGTTGGACGTAAAAAGGTTCGGAAATATACTTTTCTCGGTCTTCCCATTTGTTTGCCAGCATTGGTAAAATTTGTAAAACTTTAGTTTTTTCGTTGTTCCACATGGTTTGAGCTCTAGATATAGCTTTATCGTAACCAGTTTTAACATTTGTTCTTGATACTGTGGTTTTGTCACTTCCAACCATACCAGTAGTCTTTACAATGTCAGCAGTTCCATTACCCAGGTCTTCTACACGAATGTCGGTAAAGCGTTTACGTCCGTTTTTGTCTTCTTTGATAATTCGTTCCATTTTACAATTAATTAATTTCTCAACTTTAAATAGATGTCTTCAATTCCAGTTGTAAATTATGCTAGAATGGAGCGACTTAGGCTGCCAGAAGACACATCCGTGCCATTGAATTTAAACACATTCTGTGTTATATTTGTTATATTATGTTTGATTGGTATGTATAAAAGGTACATTGATATCAATCAATATCGTGAGCGATACCATACTTAACACATTTTGTGGGTTCTAAATATAGATCCTTTTTCATAAGTTTATTAAGTTTCTTTTCCGGAATTTTAGATCTGGAAGTATATATCATTTTAATCATAGCCATGAACTTATCACATGTCTTCATTTCGGACTTGAGTTCTTCATATTTACCCCAGAAATCAGTAGAAAGTTGATGAATTAACATATACGCATTTCGACCAATAAGTCTCTTTTTACCGCCCATGAACATGAACGTGGCCGCACTACAGCACGATCCTTGTGCAACAGTGACGACTTCAACTCTTGACTTTTCCAGAATATTCATTGCCGCAAGACCGGCAAACATATCACCGCCTTCACTCATTATATTAACCTTGATTGAAGGTTTGTAATCACTTAAATCGGCGGCTTTCTTTAAAAGATCAATCTCCAAAATCTTAAACTTTTCCGTGAATTCAAGAATACTTTCGGGGGTCACTTCAGAATAGAAAAACATCTCATTTCCAATAACTTTAGTGGTTTCCGATTCTTCTTCAATCTTTTCTTTCTCTTTGTTCAATTTCATGTTTGATTGCTTTTTTTATTTTGGTAACGTCTCTTTGTTTTAATTTACTTGATAATGATATGTGGTTCATTATGTCGAACTTTTGAGGGGTGATATTGTAATCCATGAGTATATCCATGTTACCCACCTCGGCATACTTTTTCAAAAGACAGAGTTCGTCAATTCCGATAAAAGTATTTGATTCTTTTGTAATTTCATTTAATTTTTGACGTCTCATTTTATAATTTCCGTGCTTTGTCCAGCATTTACCAGGTCTAATTTTATCGATTTCTACAGCTTTCTTCATTGCTCTTTTGGGTAACACCACTGCATGGAATATGAAATAAGGCATGAGACACCAGTTTCCACTGTACATTTCCGTGTCGTATATGTCACACATTGAAAATGACTCGGCACATCTAGACATATCTATACCTTGTGAACTTGGATAGTTTTCTTGAAATGTATGCCACACATTACCATGTTCCGATATATGGTCTATTATTTTAATTTTTTCATTTGATGATAACATTTCATATATAAATTCTTTTGAAGTTTGTATAACATCTTTATTGTCAGAACCATCTAAATATGAAAAAAAGTTTCTTATGTTGCCTCGTGATTTTATAGCCATGTGTAATATTTTAGACATTTCGTGTTGATTATCATCAACCAAAGTTGCAAGTATTTCAGGTTTCTTTGTTTCAATTATGATTGTTTTGAAATTTGGATAAAATAACATTTGATCACTAACAACTATAAACGAACCATTTGTTACTTTATTACCATCTGAGACACTTTCTATCATTCTTTTATACACGGTAACATCTGGTAAATAGTCTTCTATAAAAATGTGTTTGTTTGAATTCTTAACAAATGTTAAAAAATTGCTATCATTTTTTAAATGTCCAGTTTCTAATTCAATTGAGTTTGTCTCATTAACTAACATGTTAAGCAAATATGTTTTACCCACACCAGGTCTACCACACAAGAATATATTTTCATTATTTTCTAAACATTCTTTTAACAAATTATATTCTTTCTCATGAATTGTAGATTTTTGTTCATCTTTTTTTTCACTATTTATTTTAATGAAGCAATCCATTGATGATCTTACTAATGAGGCAATAGATATAGTAATGCAGAATAACGCACTACAAGAACGTATCGTAGAACCTTTAAAATACAAAATTTTACGATATGTTGTTTTTATGTCATTGTTTAACATTATAATTTTGTTACTTATTCTTCTTCTCGTGTATCGTCTTGTGTTGGCTCAACCACTACTGACTGCAACTCCGCTCTCTGCGTAAGTTCTTTAATGACACTACGTTTCTTGAGCTCTTCTAGTTCTTTTTTTGTTTCATCAGCCTGTTCAGTAAACTTTGCACCACCTTTCTTCACAGTTTCCATTACACTTTCTTTTGCTTCTTCTGCAACATCGAACACTCCACCAACATCGAACACTCCACCACGTATCTTTTTGAGTTCATTTCGAAGTTCATCTTTTGATTTGTCACCTGTTGGAAGTAATCCCTTCAGCTGAGATATCACTGTACTTTCTGTTATAGCCTTGAAAGGATCTATTGGTTTTATATGCATAATCTCTGGCTTTGTTAAATATTCATCCGAGGGGAAGTCACGCTCAAATGCCACGAGAACGTCATTTGGTACAGGTGGACTTTGTTCCAACAATCTATCGTATTCAGCTCTACACTCTTGTACTATTTCTTTACCGTCTTTTGTTCTTTCTTTCAATGGCAAAGATAATTCTAATCTAATTGTTCTAGAAAGCTTACCATAAGCAAGCGACGCGACACGATGACTCTCCATTAATTCATTTATTTTCAAGAATTGCATTATAGTCGCAATCAACCCGGCAATCAGATTCAAACCACCGATTATACTTGGTACAGATGACTTTATAGATGATGGAAATTGATCTTGGGCAAAGTTTGCAGTACCGGTGACGGTCGACAACACAATCACAGGGAGGGTAAAACGCATACTCAATTTTTTGTACAATAAATACGCACGGTGATTCATGTACCTATAGCAAGCAGATGCCTCACCCCAAGCTTTCAATATCTTTTCATGCTGGGGGTGCCAGACTTTTGGAAGCTTAACTTTTTCTTTGTCCATAATACAATAGATGAACATAATATTTACAGTTCATCTTATACTTTTCATTTCATTGTTTGTAATTCCTTTCAGAAATAACGAAAAACATTTACAATTTTATTCTATTTTGATTCCATTTCTTTTTTATCATTGGTCGGTTAATAATGATTCTTGTGCCCTGACGCAATTAGAAATGTATGTAACAGGAGAAGATAAAGAAAAGACACTCACGGGTCGTATTGTTGGTCCAATATATAAAATGGAAGATACAGAGGCAAATAATTTACTAAAAACAACACTTTTTGCATTATGGGCTTTCGTACAACACAGACTCGGAAACTTTGACTGGATAAAAGAAAACCTAAATAAAAAATTAAATAAGTTATTTTAAGATGACTTCCTGGTCCGAAGGTGAAATAAAGCGCTTCGAAAAGGAATTATCTTTTTACGAGAATACAGAAATCCTTGATCCATGTACGGGAGTTCTTAGGTCAAAGATAATTAAGCTCTTATTAAATTATCACAAGGGAATCTTTCAGTTAAGCACTTAAAAATTTTGTCACAAGTAAATATATACATGAATATCGATTACGACATCAAGCGTTTGGAAAATTTGCAAGCTCTCAATGAGAAAGCTTTCGAGGAGAAGACTGCTGTCATCTATGAAAGAATTGACAAGTTGGAAAAGCAGTTAGACAAATCTTCCAACCAGCATAAAAGACACGTTATTCTTACTAGAATTGATTTTTACGAAAATGAACTTTCAAAGCTTCATGATGCTCTCGAAATAGTAACCACGGACATAGAAAACAAACTCAAAAAAATGAAAGAAATCCGTGATGAACAATTGGAAAAGAAGAAACAGAAGACAGAGTCACTGGACTACAATGTTAAATATTTAAGAGAGGCTATTTCTAGGAGAAACGTAAACGAAATTTACAGCATGTTTGAATCGGTTGTAAATTGTATCGATATACTTGAAAAGCGTGCTAAAGATTGATAGTATATCTGAATTTATCAAAAAAATGAACCGAATTTCTAAAATTGTAATATTCAATCATACATATTGCATCAGCAATGTCATGTTTTCGTTCATATGGAATTTCTGTTTCCAAATGTCTACTTGCAATTTTAGTAGTTCTCTCTTTTCTTTGATCATAGGTTAAATGTCTCATACCAAAGTGTGTATGCATACTATTAGGTGATATAAGTATGACCCTATCCTTGAACATATAATGTAAT